TCGCAAGCCTTATCACTCGTGCCAAGGAATTGCAAAATGAAGTTGACAAACGTTTTGACGATGTCAATGGACGTATGAGTCACCAGTTAAACCACATCGAGCAGACTCTACAAAACGCTACAGCCGATATTCAAAACGCATTGAAGCCTGACCCCAATGTATTGGCGGAGTTAGTTTCTTCAAGGGTTTCTGAGATTCTCAATCCTTACTTATCAAATGCGAAGCCTGAGCAGGTTCAGGTAGTAGCTGAGAAATTGGAAGGGGCTAAGTTCACAGTCAAAACTGCCGGTGAAGTTTTTGGTTCTGATGTTTGTCAATACACACTCAATGGAAACCTCGAAGATTTTACAGAGTTTCCGGTCAATGTATTCAATCACCCAAAGGACGATACCTTTGACCCTGATTATATCTTTGACCCAATGCACCTACATCAAACCTTAATCAGTCTTTCACATGGTGCCCTGCCTGATAACCTTTGGTTAGCCGGTCACAGGGGTACAGGAAAAACCCAGTTCATAAACAATCTGGGTTCTAGACTAGGTTTAAACGTAGTTCGGGTGAATTTTTCCGAAGGTACTGACGATGCACTAATAGGCGGTATGACCAGTGAAAACGGTACTATTAAATGGTCTGAGGGTATCGTCTCTAGTGCGATACAAAAGGCAGGCACGATAGTTTTGTTCGACGAGGTTAGCTGTAGCCGTCCACGCCAAGTGTTGATGCTTCAGGCTGTCGTAGAGGTTGCGAAGGGCAGAGGTTTGACTATCGCTGAGACCGGTAAAAAAATACCTGTAGCTGATTATGTTTGCTTCGCTGTTGCTGATAATACCAGAGGATACGGTGATGAGACTGGCGGACATGCCGGCACACTTGAGCAAAATAGTGCTTTCGTGGATAGGTTTAATCCATGTATGGAGTTTAACTATCTTCCAAAAGCGAAGGAAGCTGAATTGCTTGTAAAGAAAACCGGAGTTCGTGCTGAGGTTGCTGAGAATATTGTTGAGTTTGCGACAACAGCCAGACAAAAATCTGTGGATGGTTTGTTAACTCAGCCCCCATCAATACGCCAGTTGCTGACGTTGGCTAGGTCCTGCCAGAAGGGTTTACCGTTTGAGTTAGCTTTTAGAAACTCAATAATAAACAAGTACCCTGCGGACTGTGCTCCGGAGTTGGAAGCTATCAGAAAAACTAAGATAAATGAAAAAGCTTTCACTGTGAAAGTTTCTTGAAAAAGTAAACAGTTGCAGGCTATAATTAACACACTAACAAAAGGGGATGCTTATGAATAATATACAGGGAATTTTAGTTTTAGATGCTTTGAAGGGTTACCTGACCAGATTGTTGAAAGAGACTGGTCACAATCAAAAGGTTACTGTGACTTACTGGGCAGAAAACACTGCCGGTGTATTGTGGACATGTGACGAAATCAGAGTCAGAGTTCCGCAGGTCGATGAGTCTAAGACAGTGTCACGCTCTGAGTTTATGAGACTCGTTTCCCTATGCTTACACGAAATAGGCCATGTGAATTATACGAGTAATAGTTCATGGGACATAGGTGTAAATGAGTTAGTGAAAGACCTTCACATTAAGGGTCACAAAGGGCTCGAAGCTGAGAGACAGTTTTTCCATGGTTTGATAAATGGCTTGGAAGATGTCCGCATGGAATTGGAAGTGATAAACCGTATGCCAAATGTTAGGGCTAGGGATTTATTTGAGGGACTAATCAGAGTTATGGTTTCACCAGTAGCCGGTGACGATTTCAAAAATATCCCTTTCGCCCTTGCCTGCCTTGGAAGACGTTTAAACGGTTATGAGTTTGAATTTGATTGGGATTGGGCTCAGGTTCCTTGGTCTACAGAAATGCAAAAAGCTTTGGCAGATAACGCAAATGCTAGGAGTACTACCGATACTGTAGAGGTTGCCCGAACTTTATATGATGCGTTGCTTAAGTACCGCAAGGATGAGCCCCAGTCTCAGTCTGAGGAACAGTCTGAGGAAAATCAGGATGAGCAGGAACAATCTGAAGAACAATCTGAAGATAGTCAGGAATCCGGTGAGCAGGAAGGTTCAGACGAAAGTAAAGAGGGCGAAGGCTCTGAGGGTGAAGGCGAGAAAAAAGAAGGCGGTGAGGAATCCGGTGAGGGTCAGGAATCTAATGAAGTTGGTGAAGATACCTCTGAGGGTTCGTCAGAGGGCTCTGAGGGCTCTGAAACAAAACAGGGTAAGGGTAACAAGGTTGAAAAGGAGTACAGCCTTGAAGACTATCCGGAAACAGAAGTTATTCAAGTCGAGCCCCAAGGTCAGGCCTTTGATAATGGCAAGGTTGAGACACAGCATTTGTGTAACGAGATAGACCCAAATAAAGAAGTACGAGACTTAGATTTAAGCGAAGGCGTTGCCCCATCAAAGCCACAGGGTTATGGTGCTACCCGAAATGCTTTGTGGCGTTTGTTAAAAGCTGACGATGAGGTTGGAGTATCTCGCAAGGAACTGAAGGGCAAAGTCGACAGAAAAAACTTAGTCAATTTAAATTTAAATTCGCCTGCTGTATTCTCACAACGTGATGTAAAGGAAGCTGAAAACACAGCGTTTCAAATCTTTTTGGATATCTCAGGTTCGATGAGAAAAAAAGACAAAGCTGTGAAGGCAGGGGAAGTTACAGAATATCTATGTGACATAGTTAACTCTACCGATGCCACGCTAAACGTGACAGGTTTTTTTGGTTCAAGTACAGGGGCAAACATGGTCACCTTTAAAGACTGGGCAAAGGCTTATAACAAGGACGTTAAAAAGAGGGTTCGCCATTTAGGGTGTTATGTTGGGGGCGGTACTCCATTGTATGAGTCACTGCACTGGGCGATCAAGGATACTGCAAAGCAGGCTAACGCCAAAAAGGTTGTATGCGTTATCACTGACTGCGAGAGAGAGTTTAGTCAGGCAGAAGCTGACTATCTAGAAAACGTAGCGAAAGTTTCCAACGTAAAATTATTTATGATAGGCGTAGACGCTAACACCGATACCATAAAAATGTTTAAACGTTCTGTAAGCATAGACAACGCTAGAGATTTATTCGGGGCTACGTTTAATAAATTAATAAACGAGTTAAGTAGGGAGAGATAAAAAAAATTTGAGAATCGGAAACGTTTTATCGTCTCTATAAATAGACAACAAAAAAAGGGGGATTATTATGAATGCGAAAATTATTTTACATATTCGTGGTGAGCAGTTAGACGTTACTTCAGAGTGTCCGCAGTTGTGGGAGATAGTTGAAAACATTATTAATGATAGAGGGCTCAAAAATAACCCTCGCCTACATGGAGAAAATGAAGGTAGCGTTAAACATGTATCGGCATGTCGTACAGTTCACACTCAACACGTTAAGTTGGTATCACCGGTAATTACGAAGATTGATATCCACACTAAAGACATGGAGTACGATTCAAAAAACTTTCATGCAGGAAAGCTAGACAGGTCACTAAAATAATAGTTGACCCATAAAGTAAACAGTTGTACTATACTTATATAGCAATTATAGTTTTGTTAACTACTAAGGAAAGGAAAGCTTATGACAGTTTTAGAAGCAATGGGCGGTGACATAACTAAGTTAAAAAAAGATGTACAGAAAATATTGAATAGGAACATAGCGTCACATTCAAAACAGTCTGTTACTAAAATAAAAAACATGGAAATGGACCACGCTATAAGAGTGTGGGGCTTGGAAATGAAACGCAAGTAAGGGGTCTACTATGCAATTAAATTCTAATGGCGGTAGAAGTTTAGGGGGGCGTGAATCTAGAAAACTTAGAAGAAAATACGCTAAAGAAATGAAACAAATTGGCGATAGAAAATTAGGTAAGCGAAGGTTTGAGCACATTAACGATTCATTAAACTCAGTAAAGGGGGGTAAGTAATTATGAATAATAACGTTCAACAAATTAGGGAGTTAGAGGAAGCATTATGCGAAGCAAACGGCAAACTGTTTGCGATACAAAATGTTTGTGAACAGGAAATAATTAATTCTGAGGAAGCCATGGAAACTGTTACTGATGGTTCAGAAGGTATATACGAGGGTCGGGTAGAGTTTGCAAAACAAATTTCAAATCTTATTGAGCCTGACCCAGATGACTTTGAAAGACACAACCAATGTTTAAACGATATTGAAAGGGGTAAGTAATTATGAACGCAAAGCAAAAAAAACAAATGGAAAAAGATATGCTCACGTTAATTGAAAAGTTAATGGAAGATGAGAATCTTACAAAGGGCGAAGCTTTTGTGGTGCAGGGTTTTATATTAGCGATTACAGCTAGAACAAAAAAACAATCAGATATTGTAATTGATAATGTTCTAGGTTTAATCGAAGGATTAAAAATATCTAAAGAGAAAATTGAGATTCTCAAAAAGGTTGCAGAGCGATTAGTTTTTCAACACACTCCAAACGATGCAATATCTAGGAGTATCCAGTGAGGAATTTAGTTGTGCGGGAACAAATAAAAAATCCCAAAAGAAATGCGGGCAAGCACAAGGATAGACGCAGACAATATGAAAAGCGTTTAAACTCTCGTGCAATTGCTTTGGCTTTTATCGAAGCAGAAAAAAAGAGAAAGGAGAAAGTATGACTGAGGAAGATAAGGAGATAGTAAAGGCTTTCATAGCCCTGATTAAACGTAAAGGTTGGAAACCTATGCAAGCAGAAGATAGTATGGCTTGGTTTGGCGGTAAAACTCACTACCAACTAGTGGATTACTTACCTAGTAAAGCTATAAATAGCCATAACCATGAGGACATTGACTTTCTTGTGGTAGGTTGGAGAACAGAATGAAAGGAGAAAGTATGACAGAGAAACGTATTTTTTTAAAAGGAACATCAGTGGTGACTGTGAAGTTTAGCAGGGTCATTGAATGCAATGCCGATTTACATTTCAGTGGAAATGATTTATCTGAAGCTGATAGAGATGCGTTGCGAACCGGTGACCATTCGTTACTATCTGAGGGAGCAAAGGAATGGATTGTTTCTTTGCTAGAGAATCCTGAAGACAGAGGTCTTATTCAGGAAGGCAATATCACTGACGTAATAATCGAGGAAATTACTTATAAGGAGACAGGCGATGAACAAAAACATTAAAATATGTAGCGGTAATGCAATTATGGCAAGCATCTGGACAATCTGGGGTGCTCTCGTGGGCTGTGTAATAAAAGATGTATTCACAAACTTTCACTTTGTAAACAATGTAGGTTATCTTGGGGCACTTGCTATCGGGGGTCTAATTGTTTTTATTGGAGCGTGTAATATTCTTTACACTGTCTATCACTGCGTAGTTTCAACTAGGGGGAAGACTTATGAGTAAACCAGAGTTCAAAGAAAAAATTGACCGGAATATATTTCACAATGACCCGAAAGACTGGATAGAAACCATTGCTGATATATTCATGGCAATAGTTTTGTGCGGTATATCTATAATGTTTGCCGGTTTATTAATCGTTTGGTTAGAAGGTTTTATTTTAGGATTATGATTTTACAAAATAAAAAAGCAAGGGAGCGTCACCTAAATGTGTTTAAACTTCGACAAGAAGGTAAGACTCTCCCTGAGATTGCACAGAAACTTGGAGTGTCCAAGCAACGTATTTATTTTATGTTGAAGAAGTATCGGGAATATTTGAGCGTATCGCAACATCCAACAAACGAGACTCAATAAGTAACCTCGTTGCTAGTTCAGAAGCTTCGGTAAATTTATCCTGCCGGAGTTTCTGGTCTAGTTCCTCTACCATCTGACGTAACTCATAATAAATTGGATAAGGTGCAATGCTATCCTTACCCATTAAATCATCAGCCGAAAGGGTCTTCGATTTCTGTGTAGCTTCCTGTTGTTGTATCATAATTCATCTCCACTAATCCTGTTTTACCTACCCAACGATAACGACATTTCCAACAAATAATTTCTGTTATTTTTTCCTGCCGGTGTACCGTTAACCCTACATCAGCTTTTGCCCACCACGCCATACTGCCGGAGATAGCCATGCCGTCCGGTCTGGGTAATTCGTTTCCATACCTTTGCATCTTGGCAGGGTGAGCAACAAACCAGATGTGACACCCATATGCCTTAGCAAAGCTCTGTATGCGAGTAAGCATATTGCTAATGCTCTCAGTTTCAGAAGATTCTTTGTCCATGATAATGTAGTTATAAGGGTCTATAACCGCCCCTCTAACTCCGTCTCTGGCAACTGCAACTTTGAGACGTTCAAGAATACTATCAATTGTACTGGGCTCGCTAGACTGATGCGTTAAAAAAATGAAGTGATTGTTTACCCACTCGAACCCTTCAGTATATTCTTCTTTGTTCATTTGATTCTTGCCCTCGAAGAATCTTTTCTTCTGCCTGATTTCCATCAGTCTGGCTATATGGGTTTCTGGGGCGTTCTCAAAGGAACATACAGCAAACTTCCAGTCATGTTGCGAACCAAGGTTAACCATTAACTGGTCAACAAAATTAGATTTACCGCTAGATGGGTAACCGGTCACAACAGTTAGTTGCCCTTCAACTACTGTGTAAATATCATCTAAAGTTTTGTAGCCTGTGGATTTCCCTTTGCCTGTCCCGTTCGATCTAAGGTTGTTTAAACGCTCTAAAAAGTCCGCTGGAGAAAGTAGCCCTTCAACTGGGTAAGGCTTTGCGGAGTCTAGTATTTTTTTAACTTTATCTTTACCTGACTTTAATAACACTTCGTTAAAATCTTTGTGTCCATCAAACTCTACAAGATGACATTTATCCTTGCCTATACGCCTTGCCAGTTCTTCGGCTAAAGCCTGACCGGCGGTATCATTATCGGTAGCTATAATAATTTTTTCGCATTCTTTAATTACTTCGTGAGACTGCCAAATATACTGGAAGCGTTTATCCTCACTAGGGTCTACCTTACCTTCCGATACTTTTATAGGAGCTCCTGTAGGAACCGACACCACATTATCAATACCACACTCAATAAGAGTTAAAGCATCTATCTCTCCCTCTACAAAAATCAGTGGCTTGGATTTATCAATATTGTCTATGTTAAATAGAAGTGTGGCTCCACTTGCATCTTGTGTAAAATCTTTACCTTCTAGTGACCGGTACTTTACTGCCATCATTTCTCCGTTCTTTGTGTACGGAAATGCAATTGACTTAGCCTTCTTGTTTAATCTGGTAAACCATTTCTCTGCCCCGAATATTCCAACTACCTTAGCTGTCTTTTGGGATATGCCACGCTTTTCTAAAAACTCGATGTGGTCTTTATCCAGATCCTGCACTACTTGTGGTTTAAACATTTTTTGTTCCTCTCTATGTTGGTGCGGTGTAGGGCGTGGGTTAGGAGATTGGTTATACACCCCACTTTCTCCGCAATGATGACAAAAGAATACTTCTGTTCCGTCAGGTTTCTGCGAAACAACGCAATCTTTTGAGTTTCTTTTTTTTCTGTCTTTAGAACAACTAGGACACGCAATGCGTTTTGACACTAGCATTATGTCCTTTTATTGTCTTTGCGATTTGCTTTTCTATTTCTTAATCTTAAGTTTGCCAAGTTCGATTTTCCCCCTCTTCGTATTGGTACCTTATGGTCTATATCTCTGCCTTCCCTTTTGTCGGCTTTTCCATTTTTGTTTTTATCTACCCCTATTTTATCAAGCAACCGGCGAGCACGTTGTCGCTCTATTTGTTTTTTGTTATCCCCTCTTCGTAACTGCCCTTGATATTCTTTTTTGTAATTTCTTTTAATTGTCATACTCAGGCTCCCTTTTCGGTAAAAAAACTTCTACATAGCTATCACATTTAGGGCAGGTAAGGTTTGTAACCATACCAAAATATTCGTCTTCGTGTTCGATGTCATGGTCTCCACCCCAAATTAATTCTGTTCTACAATGCCAACAATTCATTTCCTCTCCTTACTGTATGTTCCACCCACACGCCCCCCTACCCCCACTAGGTAGAAAGACGGAAGGCTCCACCCCCTAAAAGGTACTGTGACACTTAAGCCGTAGCTTAACCCCTCGACTTCACAGTTCACGCCAGTCGCCAGAGCTTACGGAATTGCACCGCCACCCGAAGGTGGGTCTGGTAGGTCTTTTCTCGTCAGCGGGCAACCTTTACCCCATTATTTACGCAGACGGTACGCTGGATTAGTATACCTAGTTTTTTATTTAGCGTGTGAAAAAAAAATAGCGTTTGCCGAAAAAAAATAGCGTTTGCACAATTTTTATTTATTCCCTAGCACAATTTTTATTCATTTCCTAGGAAGTGGATAAAAAAAACTTGCACTGTTGCAGTGCTGATATAAATAAAAGTATAATATTTTCATATTGTTATTAAAAAGTGGGATTGTTGATACGTTGATACCTTTGCCAGACAAAAAATATAACATCATTTATGCAGACCCTCCTTGGAAGTATAGAGAGAAAGGCAGAAAATTACATTACAAGCGACAGGGAAAAGATTGGATTTGTAATTTGCCTGTTCAAAATATTTTGCAAGAAAATTGTTTTTTATTTTTATGGGCAACAATGCCATTGCTTCCAGAGGCTTTAGAAGTGATTGAGAAATGGGGGTTTCAATATAAAACGTCTGGTTTTGTCTGGGTAAAGCGAAACAAAAAAACACAGAGTACATGGTTTTGGGGTATGGGCAGTTGGACTAGAGCGAACGCAGAAATATGTTTATTAGCTACAAAAGGGAAACCAAATAGAGTTCATGCCGGTGTTCATAGTGTGATTGATACTCCGATTGAGGAACACAGTAAAAAACCTGATTTGGTAAGGGACAAAATAGTACAGTTATGCGGGGATTTACCTCGAATTGAATTATTTGCTAGGCAACAAACGAAGGGTTGGGATTGTTGGGGCAACGAAGTTGGAGCGTAAAAAGGATTGTATGGCAACGCAACACATCAAAAGTCCTCCAATAGTATTGGTTAAATGGGTTGACGCTTATCATGAAGATGAGGGTTGGTTAGGTGGAGAACAAGTGGAGTTTATAAACGACAGTGTTTGGTCTGTGGGAGTTTTGATAGCGAAAAATAAAGTTGGTATAACTCTTGCTCAAACTTGGTATCCAGATGACGTAGCCAACGTAATCCATATTCCTCGATCAGGAATACAAACTATTACAGAGATTGGAAGAATCAATGAAAAAAAGGACAAAAGGTAGTATAACTACTGCTGAATTTGTATTGGCTTGGCATAACTGTCAGCGTAGTCCAAAACTTGTAGCACAACATTTTGGAATCAATGAAAGAAGAGTGTTTGAAAAACGAGATGAAATATTTAGAGAAGACAAGGTTTATTTAGAGTCTAAAAAAGTTGGGGTGCGTTTAAAAAAACCTCCAAAAGAACTTGTTCAAAGATACGAGCTTGATATAGATGAAGGTGTCATCATTGTATTTTCTGATGCTCACTATTTTCCAAACGAAACACCCAGAGCCCATAAGGTTTTAATTCAATTGATTAAAGAATTAAAGCCTAAAGTTATTGTTGCTAATGGAGATATATTGGATGGCGGTTCTATTTCAAGGTTTGGGGCAAGTGGATACAGTACCCCACCAAATCTAAAAGATGAACTGGAATGGCTACAAAAATGTCTGGAAGAAATCGAAAAAGCTAGGCCAAAAGGCTGTATATTACATAGAACAATCGGTAATCACGATTTACGTTTTGACAAGCGACTTGCAACGGTCGCTCCTGAGTATGACGGTATCGCCGGAATGAGGCTTAAAGATCATCTCCCACTTTGGGAAGAGTCTATGTCTCTGATGGTAAACAAAACCAGCAAGACTCCAACGATGATTAAACATCGTCCACCAAGTGGAGGGCAACACAGCACATACCAGTCTACGTTGAAAGCCGGAACAAATATAATTTGTGGGCATTTGCATAAACTTATGACGTACCCATGGGTTACATATTACGAGGCTATAAACGATATTAGGCGGTATGGGGTCGATACAGGAACTCTAGCAGATTGGAAAGAACACCAATCATTTGGTTATGCTGAAGACAACCCGATGCCATGGCAATCTGGTTTTGTAGTATTGACGTTCCATAATGAGATTATGCTACAACCGGAACTAGTGGAGGTACACGACTTTGGGGCAGTATTCAGGGGGAAAGTATTGGAGTATTAAAAAAGTGAGGGCAAAGCGTCCGCACACAATGCCCTCTAGGAAAGGATACAAATATGACATATCAAAGAATTGACAGTCAATTAAATATTAACACAGGGCTTGCAATAATGTGAAATATTTTATACCCTTGTTTTTGATAGACCTCTCTATCGTTTAACACACTTACCCCTTTTAGTGTGGTAGAAGCCCGTGCAATGCGGGCTTTTATTTTTTCTGCTGTACTCTGGCGGTGATTACTTTTTTAACAATATCTTTCCAGAAAACAGAATATCCCAAGTCAAAAGCTTCTTTTAAGAAATCCTCCAGTGGAGTTTTCATAATGTTTTTGTACTCTTCGTCTACAAGTTTTTTTATATCTTTATCGGACATAAGCTTGGCTAATAATTACAACATAAGGGGTGTATTGGTTGTTTAATAGTTTAACTATTGATATAGACAACTCCATAGCTTTTACTTTTATATCTTCCATATCTTTATTTCTGCTCTTGGGTTTTCTTTATCAAGGCCCCAGAATATATGTTTCTCTTTTACTTGGCGGTCATTCTTATAGGCATATCCTTGTAGTAAATCGAGGATTAATGATTCATCTAAATCAGGTCTACGAGAAGCATAATAGATTGTAATTTCAACAGCTACATCTTCCTCCCAGTTTGCTCCCGGTCCTATTAACTGTTGTTTAAACATAGATGAATAATCAAGTGCTTTGCTGGACTTTATAAATCTGGGTTTACCTCCGATGACAACCGCTCTTCTTGAGTTGGCTTTTGACGCAGGTTCTCCTAATATAGAAAACACTTGTGCATCTTGTGGGGTAGTGCTATCATTCATTCAAAGGGGAAATAATTTGAAAGTTACAAACATACATAATGTGCCGGAGACTCTAGTTAAGTTAGCAAAAACTAACGACTACAGTAAGAATGCTGACTATAGCGTTACTGAAATTATATCTCCTCCACGCATACAACGTCTACGGAAAATTCATTTTAAACAGATGCAGACAGATGTATCTGATATGTTGTGGCAAATGCTTGGCACTGCTCTCCACAATGTAGCTGAGAAATCACAGGTTGAAAACCACATTAATGAAGAGAGATTAGTTTGTAAAATAGAGGGCGTAACTTTGTCCGGAGCGATTGATGTACAGATTGTAAACGGAAATAAAGTATCTGTAATTGATTATAAATTTTGTAGTTCGTTTAGCGTTACAGATATAAAACCTGAATGGGAAACCCAGTTAAATATTTACGGATGGCTAATTAATAAAGTTAAAGGACTTGATATTGACAAACTTCAGATTTGTGCATTTATTAGAGACTGGACACGTTCTAAATTATTGGATAGGTACAAATATCCGGAAGCACCTATACAGGTTTTGGATATTCCTGTATGGGGTTTAAAAAAAACGGAAGATTACATATCTTCGAGAATACGATTACACAAGGAATCTAAATTAAGTAGTGACCTTGGAGAAGAATTACCGATATGTAGTGATGAAGAGCGATGGCAACGACCCACTAAATATGCGGTGATGAAGAAGGGGGCGAAGAGAGCAGTAAAACTCTTCGATGACTTAGAAGTAGCAACAAAAGTATGTAACGAAAAAAAGGAAGGAGACTTTTATGTCGAACAAAGAACAGGAGAACCAATCCGATGCACCGGAAACTACTGCGGAGTCGCAGACTGGTGTAGTCAATACAACAAAGAAGTTACTGCCAATCAAGATGGAGAAACATCTTAAGCAAAAAGGTAAGTTCGATTATTTACCTTGGGCAGTAGTCGTTAAGCAGTTAATTATTGCCTATCCAGATGCATATTGGAGGTTTTTTCCTCACACTACTTATCCTGATGGATCTATGATGGTAGAAACATCTGTGACTATAAATCATGTTACAAAAAGTTATATATTGCCTGTTTATACAAACTATGGGGGCAAACCAAAAGCAATTCAAAACCCAGATGCTTTTGCAATTAACTCTGCGTATCAGCGTTGTCTTGTCAAAACCATTGCAACCTTTGGTTTAGGTTTGGATATATTTACACAAGATGAAACAGACGAATTGTATGTTGATTGTGTCGAAAAAACTGAGATTAAAGAACCTAAAGAGGGATTGCAACACGTTTCACCCAAAGGACAGGCGTATTGGGCAACCTTTGTTTCAGAGTTTATGAACACTTGTCAGACAAACGATGAGTTAGTTGACCTTTGGCAGGCTAACAAACCGGATATTGACAAGTTAAAAGAACTTAATCCAGAGGTGTACGAAATGCTTGTTAATTCCGCTAAGAAAGTAAAAGAGAAGATAAAGGAGAGTAAATAATGGCTTATGAAATTAAACCAAACAGTGGTTCACTGTGGACTGCAAAGTCTAAAAAGAGCGCCAAGAGCCCTGACATCACAGGTAAGTTAAAGGTAATTATGTCTGACTTAGACGTTGAAACTGATTACGATGAGAGGGGTAATAAAATTGAAGTTGCTGTGATGAAGCTATCTGCTTGGAGGAAGACAACGAAGGAGGGGGATAAGTTTCTTTCTCTTAGTTTAAACACCTATAAATCAGAAGAGGAAAAAGCTAAGTTAAACAACACAGCGAACCACGAATCTTCAAACGAAGTCAAGTCTGAGAAGATAGACCCTGATATACCCTTTTAGGAGAGACTATGGTAGATGCTTTACATTTTGAATCAATAAAAATGGCTCTTAAACAGGATGCCACTGGCTTTGTTTTAACTTTGCGAGTACATCCTGATGAATTGCCAGAAGAATTATTCAGAGATTTTTGTGGAGCACGATACATGGTTGCCATGGCTAGAATTAACGATGATGAGACCCCTGTTTCCTATAGGAATAGAACTAAGGAAGCAGGGATTCTTTGCAAGAATAAATCGTTCTGGGAATATTTATCTAGCGAGATAGGTGAGGAAGTTTCTTCTGAGCCATCTGCTATAAAAGTTTTATATTCAATTTGTGCAATCAGTAGTCGTGTTGAACTAAACAATAACCCAAAAGCAAAGAAAGCTTTTGATAATATGATGGAGGAATATAATGGTTGGTCAAGAGAAAAATTTGGAGTCTAGTGGTAAGCACGTTCCTTTAATGATTTATATGCCACAGACAATGATTGATGAAGTAAAAGGGTTTGCTACACATAATAATATATCTGTATCGGAAGCTATGCGTTTAGGTTTTAAGGCAATAATGAAAGGAGATAATCCGTATCTCAATGGATATAAGGCGGGCATAGATGACTGCATGGCCCTAGTTGATAAATTTATAATTGAGATGCAATCTAAACAAAATGGGTTTGAACAAGATATAAGGAAGCTTACAAATGATTGAGGATGATGCCGTAAACCCAAAACACTACAAGTCAGAAATCGTTGAAACTATTTACGCATTAAAATCTGCTTCTAGCTCAGAAGAGTTTCAGGGTCACCTTCGTTTAAACGCTCTTAAATATTTAATGCGTTACGGCAGAAAAGTAGTTGATGGCAATGCTTATGCGAGTAAGTTAAACGATGTACGAAAAGCTATGTGGTACCTTAAATTTTTGGAAAACGAAGTTAAAAAGGAAGAAATGTATGGGCATAGGGGGACGAAAATCAGAACTGAAAATAAAAGTGCATCAATACATGAAAAAAGAAATGAATCGTAATGGATTTTCTCCTAATGAACTTGCTAAAGCACTCGACACCTCTGCTAATTTAATTAGAGAATCACTTCTTAGGTTAGAAAGAGATAGATCAGTGTACAGGCTACCTATTCCTGACAAAAAAAGGCAGTATGTTTATTTTGTAAAAGAGCAAACCCCTCCTGCATTAGGAGGATGGAAAAACCTTGATAACATTGACGTATCTTTATTCGCTAGAGACAGATTGAAAAAAGGAGAAAAATGAAATTAATAATCAGTTTTTTACTAGGAGTTTGGTTTTCTTGGGGTTGGATAGAAAAGTATAACGGCGAGACGTTTGATTTATGGACTGAAGCTTACACAGTTGGTAAAGACGACGGTTATAGGTTGGGTCGTTCAGAAGCTTCAATACACTATGACCACACATTTCAAGAAAAAGAAGCGATGTGCTTATTTCTTTACGCAGACAAAGGAACAGTTTTTGGAACAAAAAGGGTAGAAAATTGATGACTGATTCAAGAAAACGGAAAGATTTATTTGTGCCAACGCAAAAAGGAGAAAGTATGACAGAGTTTAAAATCCATGATTCTAAAAAAACAAGTTTAAACATCGGAAATGTTTCAAAACCTCCTTGTGTTTTAATTGCTACTCCCATGTATGGAGGTATGTGTACGGGCCATTTTACTTTAGGAATTATAAATACAATTAATCGATTTAGACAGTTAGGTATAGAGTGTCATCTTGCTACTTTAATGAACGAATCTTTAATAACCAGAGCCAGAAATGAGTTAGCAAGAATGTTTTTAGATGATGAAAAATTTACACATTTAATGTTTATTGATGCTGATATTTATTTTGAGTATGATGCGGTAGAAAAATTATTTAATCACGACGAAGATATTATATGTGCTTTATATCCTAAAAAAGAAATAAACTGGGAAAGGGTAAGAAAAGCTGTTGAGAGGAATAGAAAAGACTTAAACTATTACGCTTCAAATTTTGCATTTAACTTGCCTTTGGGAACTGATGATATTAAGTTAAATAATAAAGGTTTATTGGAGGTTCGCCATGCAGGCACAGGGTTTATGATGATTAAGAGAAAAGTTTTTGAAAAACTATCTAATCACGTTCCTGAATACCGATCTTCTACTTTACAAGATCCGTCTGGTAAATATATTAAACCTATAGCAAAACAGTTTTTTGACACTAGCATAGACAGCACAGGGGCTTTGTTATCAGAAGATTATCATTTCTGCGAACTTTGGTCCAATCATGGAGGTAAAGTTTTTGTTGATCTTAATATACATTTAAAACATATTGGCACTCATATATTTGAAGCAGACACTTCGGAAATGTTTAAAAATGGCAAAAACATATAGAAGAGTTGTTCTTGATGATGATCACTGGGACAGGGCTTCAAAAAGAGTAGAGGAGTCAAAAA